GGTTACCGAGTTTTTAACCGGTAAGAAAGATACATCCCAAGGACCACAACCATCGATTCCGGTTATGCGTCAACTGAAGAAAGAAGCAACTGGACGATACGGCGGAAGAACGAAAAAGAACAAATAAATATAATAAGTATGTCTTGGCTTGACGATGATGAAGTAGAACGTTTACGAACGGTATACAACAAAGAACATCCCCGTGAGTCTCCTATTCCACAAGGATCAACCGAAACAGTTTGGAAAACAATTCAAGCACGATTACAGGAAAAATGTAAAACTGGACGAGCTGAATGTATCGTATCTTCTCTGTTAAAACGCCCTAAAGCACCGAAAGAATGGACGGTAAATCGGTATGAATGGTTATCCTCGGATGATATTGATGCAGTAGAAAAGAACTTTATGGAGTTATTTTCCAATTATTATTTCATCGGTTCTGTTCCGATTGATTTTGATTTACAATCCGAAACACGCAAATGTTTAGTGTCTTCTTTATGTTCGATGAAATTACCAGAATTATTCAAACAAGGAAAACACCAAATTGGAATTATTATTAATACGGATCCTCACGATGGTCCTGGTCAACACTGGGTAGCGGTATTTTGTGATATCCGACCAGAATTAGAATACCCACGTATGACCTATTTTGATTCTTATGCTCAACATCCGGAACCCGAAATTAAAACCTTAATGAAACGATGGAAAGAACAATGGGACCAAGAAGAAGTTCATCCAACCGAAATGAAACTTACCTTCAACAAAACTCGTCACCAATACAAGGATTCGGAATGCGGTATGTATTGTTTATATTTTCATTACGCATGTCTTACCGAACTTCCTATGAAAGAACGTGTACCGGATGATGTGATTAATTCCTTTCGTAACTTATTGTTTCGCATGCCAGCCATAAAAGATTCAGATGACAAAGAATAATGAAGCGGGCACTTGCTATATTCCTCGCCATATTTCTGGTTTATTTAGTTTACGATACCTTCCTCAAAGGAAAAACAGGTCCTATTGTTCCCCGTGGTCGTCTTTGTGATTATACGGTATCTGGTTCAGTTTATGAAGACATACCGACTATACTTAAAAAAGGTATTCGGTTACTTGAAGTTCACGTATATTCCGATGAACGTGATGAACCAGTAGTAGCAACCCATCCTCAAAACGAAGGACATGATTTTGCAAAGGAAAATATATCGTTTGAACAAGTCTGTATCGATATTGAAAATGATGCTTTCCCTTCTAAAGACCCTATGATCTTATCCATTGTTACACACACCAATAAAAGTGTCACGATGAACAAAATTGCTGAACATTTGCAAACGATTACTCGAAAACATTTATTATCCGCAAAGGACATTCAACAAACTCCATTAGACCAACTCGCGAATAAGCTGATTTTGGTTTCCGGAGGCACAATTCACGGTACAGCATTAGAACCATTAATTAATCTTAACTGGTCGGAATCAGGAGTTCGACGATTATCCTATCAACAAGCTTTACACCCTCGTGACCCCGAAGAACTCAAACGATTTAATCGTGATTTTATTACGATGGTTGCGCCGGATACGGAACTCAAAACCATAACCGCAAATCCGAAACAACCCCTTGCGTATGGATGTCAATGGAACCTTTTTTTGAGCGAGCCCCCTGGGTTTGTTTCTAAAACCTTTCTCAGCGAGTAAATAAAATGGAACCAATAACAGCAGCAGAAACAGTAGGAGGAGTAGCAAAAGTCGCCGCATTAACCGGAGGTAAACGTAATGCTTGGATGACGCACTTAAAAAAGACTATGCGAGCCAATAAAGGTAAATCGTTAAGTCAAGTCATGAAAATGGCGAAAAAGACCTATAAGAAAACCGCAAAACGTGGTGGTGGTAACTTATCGCCTGCGTTAGTCGGTGGTCGTCGTCGTAAAACCGGTAGTCGTAAATCCTTATATTAAGTTCTTATGTGAAACGCGATAGGTTTTGCGATGGTCGCGATCTTTTGTTCGGCCTCCACCAGTTAATTTTCGACAAGTCTTACCGTGATATGTCTTTTTTGAACAACCACTTTTATAATACGCCACGTGGTGTGCATAACCTCTAAAACTAGGGATATGCACATGTATTTCTTTGGACAATTCCTTTAATA